GTTTTGCCGTTAAGCATTGTACCTAACAAAGTAGCCTGCAGATACTGAGGCCACACTTCGCCTTTGGCTGTGGCAACTGGCTGTACTAATCCCGCAGCACTAAGTCCAACAATAACAATCTCACCTTTGAAATCTTTTGGCAAGTCGGCTAGGCTATGTTCTTTAGGAGTTTGTGCCCAATCAATCCAAACACGGCTTAGAGGGTCTACGGCGATCTTACTCAACTTAGGAACACGGAGTGCTTCTACGCCCATGTCTGTAATCTTAACCTGTATCTTTGTATCACCTACCCCTACACGTAATGTTTCCAATGCAATGCTAGGATGTACTGTATCTTCGCTCATTATGAGCAAAGGCATACGACGAACAACACCGTCGATCTCTGGGAATGTGTTAACAACACCCACGCCGGCCGCACGTTCTTCTAACACAGGAACGTTAGCAATGATGCCAGGATACTCTACAAGTGCTCCACTTGGATCTGCACCTATTACCTGTACTGCTGTGCCAAACGTTTTGTTCTTACCTTTAGTGCTGGCTATTTCAGGAAGGATAGTAGGATATTTTTCTAATGCTTTGGCCAGTTGATTATCTTGACCAAACCTGTCTTGCTCAGGCATAAGGATATTAAGTACAACAAGTCCAGCATTTCTATCATATAAATCTTGAATAATGTTTGCATAAATTCCTCTTGGAAATGGGAACTGCCCGTACTTGTCTAAAGCTGCTTCATCGATATTAACTGTGTGTACAGGAATATCTTTAGTAGGTTGACTAGTAATTAATTGGTCAAAATAACGGAGTCTTACAGACTCCACAAAACTTGGATCAGTAAATCTAACACCTAGCACTAATGCCAGTGTTACCAACGCTAACCAAGGGGATAATAATATTTTTTTCATTCTTCACAATTCCATCGGCTTAATGCTTTTGCTTTTGGAGTAGGACGACCTTTTTTATCCTTCATAGGACCTTTGTTTCCGCCCATTCTAGCACAAAAACTTTTACGGCGATTAGCTGCCTTGCTACCAGCTTTTAACTTGCTAGGTTTAGTAGTAACAGCAGTCTTTAATTTACTACCTGGATTCTCTCTGCGATAAGCATTAACAGCTTTTTGACTTAGTCCATCAGTCTTATCTTGTTTGTTAACTTTATTCCAATCTTCATTGATGAATTCATGTGCTCTCATTTTTTAGACCTTCCTGCTTTCATATTAGCCATCCAATGTGCTAACTGTCCTTTGCGACCACCTTGTTTAGCTACTTTTCGTAATGTGCTTACACCGGCTTTAGTAGGAACCCCAAGACGCTTACTATCTCCCTTGTCTTCCGGATTCTTTCCATCTGCAAAGTTTTCTGTCTCTAAACTACCACCACCTTCCATAATTGCCCATTCTAAGGCAGTAAATTTAGGCGCAGGCTTCTTGGCCATCTCTTGGTTAAGTTTAGCCTGTAAACTTTCTGTATAAGTTAAAACAGGTTGCTTCCTAGCAGGTTTTTTAATAAAGTCGTCAAATCGCATCAGTTATTTATAGCGTTTTGGCTCTTGAACATCTAGGCTACAATTGCATTCTGCTTGTTCACAAATAACACTATCTGTAGCCCACGTAAACTTATTATCGTGTACGTTGCCTATTATTCCACCTTGTTTACACATTGATCTAAGTACATCGTCAACTTCTATCATTAACAAGTCTTGGCCTATATCGCATTCCCAACCTTTAAACTTAGTTTCCTGATGCTGTACGAAATCTTGTGAAGGAGCAGTTTTAGTACTTCCGTTACTGTATGTCATAGTCACGTTAGTTTGGTACCATGGAATAGATTGCAGATACTCTTTTTTGTTCCTGCCAACAGTTGCTTTGTATAAATTACTTCTAATATATAAATTATCTTGTATCTGTTTCAGTTGTTCTGGAGTATACGGCTGAAATGTCATATCAAAATCTGTAATAGGTTTTAAACTTGATATTGCTTTTCCATGTTTTAGTATTTCTTCATGTGCTGTGACCGCGGCATTGAATAATGTCGGCTCAGCTTGTGTGGTAACAAACACTGTAACTAATGTATTAGTTGCTTGCATCAAGTTGTTAACCTCGATAGTATGTTCTGTCTTTGCACCTTGTTCAGTATGATGAGAAATGTATAATCTATCTAATACATTTGCTTCTGCTAATTCAGTCCACCAACGGATAGTTCTAGACCCGTTGCTGATCATACTTGTATATCCACCTAATTCTTTAATGTACTTTAATAATTCAATCAATCGAGGATACAGTGTAGGTTCTCCTCCTGTAAATTGGAACCAAACTTTTTTAGAAGTATCTTGAGTTATTAATCTGTGAACTGTAGATGCATACACCTCATATTTGAGGAATCTTTTAGAGCCATCTTTAAATATGCTAGGGCAAAATGTGCAATCAAAATTGCACACATTACTTAATCGCCATTCAATTATACGAGTATTTCTAGGATGGACCGCTCGTTCGAGCTTGATAGGGATAACTTTGTTCACCCGGTATTTATTGGATGAGTTTACTTGTTCCTAATAATTGAGACACTGCACCCTGCAGGATTAGTACAGGTCTGCTGCAAACTATATGCATCACCTGTTCCAGTTTGGATAACACTAACAGTGTTCGCGCCTCCAGCATTTACTAAACTTAGTACAGTACCGTGATTGTTTCCTGTTTGCATAACTGTGGCAGTATTGTTGTTACCAAATAAGTTTGCAGAAACAATATTTCCGTTACCAGTTTGACCTGTGGTCAGCGAATTGCTGCTCCCAGTTATTGTGCTGTATGCCTGGTTATTATTTCCAGTTTGATTTAAATTTGCAGTATTAGAATTGCCCGTAATATTAATAATGGCGCTGTTCGATGCTCCTACTTGAGAATTAATTAACGTATTATAATTTCCAGATATTGTTAATCCTGACAAATTATTATTGCTGATTGTAGATTCAGTAGCAACACCTGTTGTACTAAATGTGTATCCTTGCCCGACCCTGACAGTATTGTTAGACCCACCTAAAGTAATAGCTTCATAATTACCGTGGCCGCTTTGATTAGCTGTTATATTATTACTTGCACCTGCATTAGTTTGTGTTATATAAACACTGTTTAAATTAGTACCTACGTTAGGACTAACAGGAGGAGTATTGGGACCTGTTACAGTATAGTTAAAGGTAACCGATGTAGTAGAACTTGATGTTCCATTGCTAGTAGTTGTAGTACCATCACTCCAGGTTGTAGTTGTTACAGGAGTTGTGGTAGTTGTGGTAGTTGTAGGAGTACTGGTCCCTGTTACTGTATATGTCCCACCTCCCCATGTATATTGATTATTAGTGGTTGTGGTACTACCAACACTATTGCTCGAACTTACACTGTTACTTGTACTAGTTCCTGTTACAGTAGGAGCCCCTCCGCCCGATACTGGCGCACTGCTTCCTGGGTTTGGAGATATTGGACCAAATGATTGTCCGTTTTTTTCTGTTGTGCCTTGTAGTTCGTCGATAAACATCATAGGACTAAGAGCAGTGTCGCCTAGGTTAAATGTAGCAAACCCTAAAACATAATCTCCAGTAACAGGTACAGTGAATACAACCTGTTGCCAACCTGTGCTACCATAACTGCCTGTGGCATATTCGCCTGTACCGGGATTGGTAAATCCTAACAGTCCGTATTTCTTTTGAAGATTGTTTATAGTAGGAGTAATAGATCCAATAGTTGAATGGATCACGGTAATCATAGAACCGTCATTATAAGGAGTATAGTCAGTAGACAAATAATTCCACGCATACTTATAAGTAGTCCCTGCTTCTAAGGTAACTGTTCTTTTAATCCACGCAGCATTCGTTGGTGTCGGATCGCCACCACCGCCACTGTTAGCCTGTTGTGTTAAGTAACTTTTAACTGCGGCATTGTCAGTAGATGATAATCCTAGACTGGTGGTAGCAGAGTCAAATGATACATTACCGTTAGGATACAGTTGCCCCATGTAGGTTCCGTAAGGCTTAACGGTCCATGTAGGTCCACCAAAATTTGCATTGTTTAGTCCGGTGCTTATTCCCACATCACCACCAGAAGTAGTCCATCCGGATAAATTGCCAGATTCAAATCCAGCACCTTGTCCAAATGCATTAGAACACAACAACAATAATATTAAAAATATTTTTCTTATCATCTATAACTCTGATTAATAATGATACTACCTTGCGGCTTGTTATATCCACCAGCAAAGTTATATGCATCAGTTACACGATCCTGCGTAACTACTACTAATAATTTATTATCGTTGGTTAAACTTATCGCAGTAAAGTTATTTCCGCTAGGACTCAAACTCATATACCCTATTCCTAATTGATTTAAATTAGGATTATCATTTTTATAATATCTAACAACGTGTTCGTTTTCATAGGCCTTGTCTGTAACGGCAACTCCTTTTTCTTTCAATTCTGTTAATGTGCCGAGTGCTCTATCTTCTGCAGCCTGAGATGCCGCAGTCTTTTCTTGTTGATCTTTACGCTGATCGTCTGTTGCTTTAGCCTCTGCTGAACTAGGATCTTTACTATCTTTTTTGTCGTCATCTCGTTTAGCATCGCCAGTTTTTTCCGCAGCAGCTTTTGCAGCTTGCTGAATGCCTTGTCCTGACATTGTTGTAGGAGGACGAATAATTAAGTTGTTACCAATAGGAGTGTTACTTAGATTGACGATTACTGGAGGACTGGGCGGTGTACTGGCTGTTTCTACAATAGTTGCCTGATATGGTTTGTCTAACCTAATTATAGTTAATCCACTATCGACGTCAATTTTGCCGCTGCCACAACTTAACCCTTTTAAGTTAACGTTTTGTTCAGTTTCGCAAGTTGGCATAAGCATAATCATACTCTTGCCAGTTTCATCAACAGACATAACAAAGTCTGTTCCACGAACAGCAATAGATGCAGTAGGCGTATTAATTTTTACACTGTTGGGATTATTGTGTGCGATATTGCCAGATACATAACGAACAGTACCAGCAGCAGCCTTAAGACTAAGTTTGCCGCCCGCAGCATTTTTAGGATCGTATACAAAGTCATCTATTACTAATGCAGAATTTTCAGTTACCTTAACAGTAGTGTTATCTTTAAACTTAATGTTTACTACACCATTTTTAGTTTCTACTCGATCATTGGTTTCAATGAGCGTACCTTTAGATACAGCGACAGTTTCTTTACCGCGTTTAATTACGGCGGTGCCTGTAAGATCAACAATCGATCCTATTTCAGCATTTGCCGCCGTAACAAACAACCACAGTAAAAGTAGCGCCCATCTTTTCACCAAGTACCCCTATTAACGGCTACGTTGTATAATGTTAAAACTTCCACCTGCGGCTGTAGCACTGATGTTAGCTGTATTTGCGTAAGTACCAGTTTGGCTGATATTAAAAGTTGTACTACCGGCACCGTTTTGTGCCAATACTAAACTACTCATAGCTGCACTAGACTGAAGAACATTAACAGTGTTATTGTTACTTGTATCTAAGTTAATTAACATTTGTTGACCAGCAGTACTTTGTTGTTCTAGGTTAAGTGTATTACCGTCTCCTGTAACATATACAGCAGCTTGTAGTGAAGGTCCGTTGCCTGTGTAATTTGTAGTGTTACTATTTCCGTTAAATCTCATATCCAACAATGCATTAGTACCTGCTAGTGCAGTACCCGTAACAGCAGTTGTTTGACCAGCGCTGATATTGGCAGTATTACTATCGCCTAGTTGTAACAAATAAACATTGGCTTCGTTGCCTTTAATTTTCATTGTGTTGATCACGTTACTATTGCCAGTTTGATCAATTGTAACTACTTGACTATTACCTTCTAAAATCATACTGTTGATTGTACCGCTACCATCTGTTCCAGCACGGTTACTATTACCGTCTTGATTAATGCTGATAGTTGGACTAAGTCCAGTTTGTTCTAAATAGATAATGTTTGTTGTACTTGCGTTTAGTGACGCAGTTACACCAGCCGCAAAACGAGTAGTGGACTCTTGCGTAATAGTGGGTGCAGATGCTTGTGTAGGTGCTGTTGGCGCAGTTTGTGCGTAAACAGATACTGCAAACATACTTGCAATTAGTGTTGATAATAATTTTTTAATCATAATTTTTGCTCCGAGACTTTGTCTCCTTTGTTAGTGTTTCTTCTTCTACTGTATCTTGGTGTTTCTTAATTAGTTCGTCCCACAATTTTTTACTTGTTGGACTGCTTCTGTGCCCCGTTAGTGTCACCGGTTCCTTTAGCCTGGGTTTCTTTTTGAACCAACTCATTAGATACCTCCTTATACTTCCATAATCCTAATTTCTCACCCTTCTTTACTAATTCAACAATACCCTGTTCGATTGCTGAACGAAGTGCATAATTTCCAGGTTCGTTAAATGTTTGACTTGAATCAAACTCAAACGATTTTGTTCCCTGGTCGTAGAATCTCATTGCTGTTAATCCATCCTGTGTACTCAATAAGTTCTTCTCGATTGTAACGCTGGATAATATTTCTCCAGTTTGCACGCTGACTAACCGTAAACTAATTACTACTTGGTCTTGTGTATACTGTGTATACGGTCCTATACCAAGTATTGCAAATCCAGTACCGCCTGTTAAGACGTTACTGTTGTAATCAATAATGCCACCTTCAAGTATGACACCTGCTAGTGTTAGCGGTGGTAAAGGTTTAGCTTTATCGCCTTCGTATATTTCACGTGTCTGCTTGATCATTTGACGTTCTTTTAAAAGGTTATCCAAGTTAGAACGTTCGACAACAGTAAACCATTGTCGGTTTCCTGCTTCTTGTAAACTTTTAATTAGATAACTTTCGGCGCCTTGGGTAACTGCGGTACTGAATAAACTTAGTGTAGTACTAGGCTTACGCTGACCAGTTAAGTCTTTAAAACTATAAACAGCTACTGCAATTTTAGGACCAGCAGGAGCTGGCAGTGTATCAATTGCTTTAATAATGCTAACAGTTTCTTTAGGTTGATCAGCAATGCCGACTTCCCATCCAGGGCGTACAGTTGAGCATCCTGCTAATACTGTTAATGCAAGGGCTATAGAGGTTAATTTTAGTAATTTCATCTATTGCTCCTTAAAAACTAAAACTTGAAATTGGCACAGTGATTGTCTGAGTAGGACTGGTGTTCCAACTAATTGTACCATCTTTTTTAGTACCATCATAAACTGCCAATGTAACACTGCCGTCTATTTTGGTCCAAATAATTTTTTGTGTTTCACTTACTAAAAAGTTACCGTTTGAACAGTTCGGGCCTGTGCATTCTTTGAATAAATTATTTGTTAATTGTGTTGCCAATTGGCTATACACTTGTCCTGTAAACAAAGCCATGAACTTAGCCAATGGTGTATTTTGTGATGCGGCAGCGGCAGCGGCTGCTTCCCCGGCCTTTTTAGAATCGACAGAATTTTGTGCGCTCTGACGCATTTGTTCCATGGTAAGAACGTGGCTTGCCCAGCCTTGCCCACTAAATGTAGGATCTTTAAATTGTTGAACTAACTCTGCATTTGCTGAGGTTGTTACTAGTGTAAACAATACCCCGAGCGATACTAAGGTTTTTTTCATAGATAACTCCCTTGTCAGTTCTATTTAAAGCTAGAACTGATAGAGTTATCTCAGTGTTTAATCTAGATTAATGAATAAGTAGATACCATGCAATGACAATGTATGATGCTTGGTGGGCCATTTGATCTAGACCGAATTGATTCCAAAATAATGGTTTAGTGTTGTCCTTACATCCGTGTTTGACTTTGATGTAATCGATCATATAATGGTACGGACCCTCTAGCGCAACAACCAATAATAGTGCCCATATACTAACTGGGTGAACAAACCAAAATATTGCTAATACCACGCTAGTGGACTTAATGTGGTCCCAAGTGTGGCTCATGCCAATTGGATCTAACCACACGCCCTTCTTAACAGTCTGCATGTAGGTTTGAATTTTAAAATCAGCGTACCAATGCTTGATTTGGAATAATAACAGTAAAAACAGTATCTCCATATCTTTCCTATATAAGAGTATTTAACTCTGTAGAGTTATTTACTCCTAGAAAAAGATAGAAGAATTATTGTGGCATTGAGGGAGCAGGCGCTGCTCCCATTGGTATTTTAGTAGCTAAAGTGCGATTTTTATTAACAATTCCAGGAGGAGTCGGTGATTTCATCGCAGTACCTTGCAGTGTAGTAGTAGTTGGGCCAACTGCTGGCGGTGTAGCAGGAGTTGTGGTATCTTGTGGAACTTCAGATCCTGACGGGCTGCTGTAGTTAAGCGTTGTAAGTTTCTTTAATAACTCACGCATTTCGATAGTATTCCAAACCTTAGTTTCATCCTGGGTAGAACTGTATCGTATGTTAATTAACGTGTTAGTTCTTTTGTCAGGGTTATTCTTATCGTAAATTCTAATTTCAGGACGAGCATCTCCTGTTTTAGAAATACCCTTGCGATAGACACAATCTAAATTAATATTTTGTGATTTTAGTTTTTGTTCAAGTCCTTTAAAACTATGAATAGAACTAACTCCGCTGGTTCCTAAAGATACTAATTTAATGTTAGGGTCTCCACTAGTGCCGTGGCCAGTAACCATTTTAGTAATTTTATAGATAATGCCGGCTTCGCTTCTGGAATCCTGGCCATCTAACATAGATTTAATTTGACTGGCCGCCTCTTGATATGCACCATCCCAAAAGTTTACTTTGTTTTCCACGGCATCTGGCTGAGATACTCGAACGCCGAGAGGACTAAACAACCGTTCGGCGTTTGTCCATACTCCATTCTTACCCATTGGGTTTTTAATCTGTCCCCCGCCTACTTGACCAATGTGCGGACTGCCTGCTTTCAAACTAATGTTTAAATTCTTTAATGGTCGTGTTTTACCATTTTCATCAGTAACAAATGCATCAATGTCTGTCTTACGTTCTTTCTGTTGACTCATCCCGTCACTTCTAATAATAACAGTATCTACTTTACCGTTTTTGTAGAAGTAATCAGCATATCGGTCAATTTGCCCGCTGTTAGCATAGTGTGTTGCACTAGGTAACAATTTGCCATAACTTTCCCAGAAACCAGGAGTTTTTAAGTATTCGAGTGTAGGGGCGCGAAGTGCAATACTAAATGTAATCTTATCTGCAATTTTGCTGTTTTTATCATTTACTGTAAATGTTTGTCCATTAGATACAATTGCTTTGTTAAGAACGTCTTTAACATCTTCATCTGTAATATCTTCAATGCTATTGCCGCCGCGTTTGATTAATTTGGCCACAACTGCTGCGCTTAATACTGGCTCACTTAGGTCGCCTTTATTTTCAGCAGTACTACCTTTTTGCCCCTTAGCATGTACTAATCCAGACTGGATAGATTTTTCGCCACCTGCAACACCAAATGCTTCACCGTTGGGTCTACGGAAATACTTTACATCTCCGCCTGCTCCAAAACTAACAGTTTGTGTTCCTCTCGGTGCAGTAGCAATCCATTCAAGTTCTTCTGATGTATCGAAGTCTGGAACAATTTGTTTTATTGTTGCTAGCAGTGCTTTTCCTTTAGAGGAACCGGCTGCTACGTTAACCTTATGGCCTGGGCTATAACGGTCAGGTTTAGTAAAAATACTAGCTTCGGGTAAAAATTCGCGTGATCTCATAATCTAATATTTAGTGAAATTCAGGAAATAAGATTTCTCTTACAAACTTCTTCATTTTAGGTTCAGGAATGCCCATGCTGATCATGCTGTTGATTACGTGAGGATTTTGCTTTTGATAGTGGCAATAGCGGTTTTGAGCCATGTGATAATCGGCTCCGCTTTGCTGATCTAAACCTACATTTTTTAGATAAAAATCTAAGGTTGTTAATGCTGTAGCACATAACTGATCTATTTCTGCTTCGTCTTGAAGATTTCCCGCCGCAACCATTGCAGGACTAAAGATCTGTCGTGCCCACTCGGGCAGTTGTCTAGGCTTGTTCCACTCTAATCCGTGTACCTTTGCTTTAAACCACAAGTACATAAAACTAGAAGGGTCACCTGCATTGCTAAAATCGTGGAAAGCACCTGTTATTTTATTAGGGCCACATACAGCATCAAACCCATAGATGGGGCTGGGATCATTGTAATGAGGGAACACTGTACAATGAAGGATAAAGATATTGTAATTTTCACGGAAGTCTACTACTTCAACGTGTGCTCTACGAAACTTAGGACTAGACCACAATGCATTATGCCAACCGTACTGATGGTCCAGATTACCTTCGATTGTTTCCCCAACTGAGTTGAACTTTGATTCAAAGTCGTTGGCTAACTTATTAATCTTATCCCAAACTACTGTCATAATCCCTCATCATGCGTATTGCCCAATCAAAGGCTACATTAGCTTCGTCACCCATACTGTCATCTAGTTTAGCACGAATGTTAGTTATCAGTGTTCGAGAATCTTCAAACTCCAAATTGCGATGTGCTCCTGGCACAATCTTCTTGATCATCTGTCCACCAAACATATCGCCCATATGCCATGTATACAAGTGTGCCATAATTTTGTTAGGGTCGTTAGCAATGGAAATTAGGTAATTGTAATAGTCAATGGCAATGGGACGAAACTCGTGTTTTTTACGCTCGGTGTTCATTTCGTTATAATCCATGAACAAATAAAATGCTCTACGTAAATCAGGTAAATCACCTAACAGTCTATTAGCGCCTGCGGCACCTTCGATTGCTCCGTAGAATAGCCACTTCTGGTAAGTCCAATCTACCCACAAATCAAAAGGCAGGGTTTTTGCAAACACTGCCTTCATAAACGGAGTAGATTCAGCCTCTGCGTGTTTAGCGCTGGTTAAATCTTTTAAGCTCATTTAAATCCTCATTCTGGTTCTACTTTAATTATCAAAGGATAACCATTAGCACGAGCAAGATTGGTTGCATCCATTGCCTTTTGTTCAGCAACTTCATAACTAAATGTACCAGCAACGGCACTTCCACTATTATGAATTTTTAACGTTAGTTCTAGTGCAGATTTTTCGTTGTGTCTAAATACTCCCACTAGCATGGAAATAACAAACTCAACTGGAGTAACATCGTCATTGCATACGATGACTTTAAATTTACCAGGTTCTTTTAAAGAGTCTGTAGTTCTAGTTTTCTTTTCAATGATTGTATCGGTTGCCATATATTCTTAATTTAAAACAAAAGGGGGCCGGAGCCCCCGGGATTACTCAGCGGTAATTTTCAGTTGACGCGGTTTAAGCGACTCTGGAACTACTCGTGTTAGAGCAATGGTTAGAACACCATTCTTGATCTTGCCTTCTCCTACTTCCATGTGCTCTGCAAGAGTCCATGTGCGAGTAAAGTCTCGTGTAGCAAGGCTACGATGCAAGTATTGTGTTTCGGAATCTTCAGCGCGGGTGCGTTGACCTTTAACGATCAGCTGAGTCTGATCAATCTCAACAGTAATTTCCTCTGGTGCAAATCCTGTAACCGCAATTTCGATCTCGTAAGAGTCTTCGCTGTGTTTTAGGATATTGTATGGGGGATAATTTTGTTGAATTTGATTTGCAAATCTGTTTTCAAAATTATCGAACAGATTGTCAAATCCTAGAAGTGCTTTGTTTAAAGCGTTGGTATCGAAACGTACTAATTGATTCATAATTTTCTCCTTAATAAGTAAGAATCATTGGGCTCTATTGCCCTGTGGTAGACCTATAAAGTATCTACTACACATATATTTATACACGAAACATCAGTCTTTGTCAAATAGTTGACCTTCAATATGATCTGCTACAGGAGTGCGGTGCTTTAGATATTTTTCTTCATATTCTTTTTTGCCAGCTTCTACGTCATATGTAGTATTTGCTGATTTACGTATTTCGTCATATAATGGATGCATGAGTTTTTGTATAATTCTACGGCTCATGTCATCTAAAACTTGATCCACAGGATCACCTTCTGCAATACGTTGCAAGGCACAACCGTGTTCATACATTTCAACACGCTTGCACCATGCTTCATAAGTCTCATCCTCACGCTTTCTCACTGCATGTATCTTCCAACAAGTTCCACCGTTAGTTCCTCATCAGGTACAATACTAGCGTTCCATTGTATGGCCATTACTAATGCATCCTTATTGCTTTGAAAAACAAAGTCCATATAATCTACATTGGCGTAGGTTTGGAATCTGTCCCCAGGCAATCCAAAATATTCTATTGCCCAAGCACACACTTCGTTCCACTTGTATTCATTGTTGTGTTTACGGCTCCAGGGTATGCGTACAGTTGAGCTCATTTTATTTCCTTAGTATAATACAGGGTCTTGTATATGCGTATCTTTTAGAATCAATATGACTTCTTCCTTGTTGGAGTAGATCAAACGATTATGTTCCAAAATAATCCTACGCTGTTCTGGATTGATGCCAGGCCAACATTTGACCTTTTCGTAACTGCCATATGCTTCTTCTGGGCAGTGTTCGTTGATCCATCCGGCTAATGACTTAAACGCATTAACTGTATTAGCCGGATGGCTGCTTCTAATTGCTTCGATGAAGTCATTGGCCAATACCGCAGTAAAACAACTACCAGGAGAATATCCATAGACCAAATAGTTGTACATTGGATCAGCAAAATCCCTAGACACATCCCAACGGGCAAATGTTTTCAAGAGTTTAGTTCGACTGTGTGCTGTTAAGTTCATATTACACCTCGAAGTATAATCCTGACAAAAACCCGTTATCTTCTTCCCACGGAATGTATCCACGTGGGTTGCACAGTACGCGAGTGTCGCCCACCATGTAATCGCAAGGATCGTGCATATGACCATGTACCCAAGTCTTAATGTTTGGATGATCCAAAATCAATTCACTCAAGTCTGATGCATAAGCACCATTGCTCAACTCACCCTTGTACTTGTCGTTAACACTCATGAATGTCGGCGCCATGTGTGTAATGACCACAACAGGCTTGTCAGCGTGAGCCTTAACCGTTTGCTCAATATACTGCTTAGACTCGTGGTGCATCTTTACAGTATCAATAGGACGCATCTTGTGGTATGCATTGTACTGTGGATATTGGAAAGTAATAGCACGGTAGTCGTTCATGTAGTGTTGCATTGAGTGCAAGGTCATTGGATCACCCTTGTTCATGTCAGTCCACAATGTGGCTCCAACAAAAACAACACCTTCGTATTCCTCAAACTGGTTTTCCAACAGAGTCACGTTTTTAGGCAGAACACGTTCTAGCTCGGACTTAGTTTTCCAAAACTTACCGCGATAGTGTTCGTGGTTGCCCATAACGTAAAACACCTTCTTGTACTTGGCGCACTCGAATTCAAAGAAATCGTAGCAGGGAAACTTGCCGCCCGTGTAGGGTAGCACTCTAGTACTATGATGTTCGTGAACCAGTTCTCTGGCTTCGCAGGCATCACCTGCAATGATGAGGATATCTCCACCCGGCATTTCCAGGTGTTTACTAATATCCAAATGTAGGTCTGAGACTAAGTGTATTATCATAAGTACATTATACAGTATTTTACCACTGTTGTCAAGTCATGAATAAAATTAAAAAAGCATTTTGGTTTACTTTGGGTATGCTACTCTTGGGCGTAGCTTACATTGGCGTTGTAACGCCCGGCATTCCGTGGAGCACACCCACTGTGGCCGCGGCTTACTGTTTTTCCAAAAGTAGCGAACGTTGGCATAATTGGATTATGAACCACAAACTGTTTGGCCCGTTCTTACGTAACTGGTCCGAAAAGCGTGTGTTCCCGACTACCGGAAAATGGGCGATGGTTGTTACTATGGACATAAGTTTAATTATCCTTTGGTTTACTACTTACAATTGGAAACTAGTTGCAGGTGTTGGACTAGGCATGGCACTTTGCGCTATTTGGGCATTGCGCTATCCAGGTAGTGTTGAAGAGTACGAGAAAAGAAAAGCCAACGGTGTTAAGGTCGGCTGGTTCAAGTAACGTCTTAATTAAAAAGCGTCCCAGTATTGGGGTGCCTTTTCTTTAACTTTGGACAATACTGCACGGTTACCGTCTTCGTTTACAAAGACAAACTTTCCAATTTGCGGATCGACCTGCTTCAAGTCTGCTTGAGAGAAGTAAACGTTTTCCCATTTAAAGTTATCATCAGCGTCATTTAGCAAATCTGCAAAGTCCTCAGCAGGCTTTTCTTTCTTTTTGCCTGCATGAAACACTTTGTAATCAATATCAATGGTCTGAGTAAACGGATTTCCGTGCCAATTTGTATCAGCTAGGGTCTTGGGAATGTCAATACCTCCAACTTGGAGATCCACATCGTAGTTGGCTTCGTCACTAAACTCTGGTTTAGCGTTCAGGAATTTCAGAGCCTCTTGCGGAGTCTCGTCGTATCGATTCATTTCTTCAACTAGTGCTTTCAACATATCAAAGTTGAATTGATTGAACATGCTGGCAATTTTACAGATAGAATGAATGTGTTCAGTTGCATCTAAATTGTCCATACAGTATTCGACAATGAAGTTTTGGTCAAGACCCTTGTACTCCATCATGTAGTAGATACGGCCAGGACGATTACGCATATGGCTGTCAACACGCCACTTATCGTTACATGTTAGAATGAACAGTTTCTTAGAAGGAAACACCCCATCTAACAGAGTCAGGATAGACTCTTGATCATCACGATCGTAAACTTTTTCGAACTCGTCAAACAGGATCACGCAAGGCTGATCGATCTTTTGCAGGAAGGAGTTGAATTCATCGCCGCTCCATGGAGCATTAATGACAATAGTAGGAACTGCCATCTCTGCGGCTTTGACACTCAACATCTTGGCCAGCAATGATTTACCGGAACCTTTTTCACCTGTAAGCATAACGCCTGTAGATGCAGGACGATCTTGAAATGTGTTTAGGATACGACGAGCAGTCTTTTCAGTATCGCCGTAGATTTTTCCCTTGATCTCAAAGCTGTCAATTCCTTCTAGGAATAGTTGTCCACTCATTGGATCTTTCTTGATCACGTAGTTACCAGCAGGTAGCATCTCGTGGAGATCCATGCTCTCTTTATTAGTAACGCGGTAAGATGTACCAGATTTTAAAAACAATGCCATAATAAACTTTCTAAGTGTGTTTGTTGTATGTGTTAAATTATACAATAAAAACAAGGGGTTGTAAAGCCCCTTGTGTGATTTATTTCATGCTATTTGCACGAACTTCTTCAAAGGTGTAATCTTTGTGAAGGTTACCATTCCAGTAGACAGGCACTAGTGCATCAGTCCATCCTCTGTCTGCCCATTGCTTTGGTTCATCAACACTGGATACAAATTCTCCAGTACCATTAGTCCAGAGTGTTACACGGCCTTTCTTAGAGGCTTTGACCTTGTCAGTAATTGGGTCTTTGAATACATCAACCCACTTACCGTTGATCTCGGCAGCACTACATTTCATCGCAAACTGTTGAGTATCACGATCCAATTGTTGCAACAGTGCGCCACCCATACCAAATGCAAGGTTATCGGCACTCCATCCTCTCATGTCAACTACTGTACGCAGGATCGATTGAATGCTCATTTGGTTGATACCATCACCCCACAACATGCGAACATTGTTCAACACTTTGTAGCCTTTGTCGTTTGTAGTGTAACCAAATGTTTCACCTAGGATGTTAAACATCTTCGGCAACACTTCTACAGGATCACCTGAGTCAGGACGGATAACAACTGTAGCGCCGCTGTCGATAACTTGTTGTTTCAACTCGGTGCCCCACATACGGCAGGCTTCGTAAATGTCGTAGCTGTCAGAGACAACTGCCAACAGTGCGCCAGGCTTGCCAAACTGTGCAACCATGTTGCTGTAGGCCTTTACTTCACCAGCACGACCCCAACTGGTGATGGTGCTGTGTTCTGCGGCTGGGATACTAAATCCAGCGACGCCAGCATTGTAATACTCACGAGCATACAAAATGCCAGTGATGTTATCAGTGCCCATGAAGTTGACCAAGTGCGCGGCTCCGCCGATGCCACCGGATTCCATGCTGCTAGCGCCACGAGCACCAAAGTCATGGAGCTTAAAACCAATAGATGTAGGATCACCAGATTTCTCCAAATAGTCAACAAGAATGTTTTTAATGTACTTGCTTTGGGTAGCCACAGTAGTAGGATACCAAATGGCACGAAGCAAGGCTGTTTCTAACCAAGTGGTCAGCCAGAAACATTCTGGATCTGTGTTCTCGATTGTAGCAAGTACGTTTTTAACTGGTACAACGGTTCCCTCAGGGACGGCCCGAATGACAACTGGGAGGTATCCAGCGTGGTTGTCAAGAATGTACTGCCATCCTGCTCGGTTAAAGGGCTCACCGTGAGCGGTAAGGATTTCGTCAGCGATGTCGATATCCATTTGCGTGATTGGCGCCAGTAGGTATTCCTTGATAAAAGCCTGTAGTCCGAAGAATACTGTTCTATCGTAGCGCCCCCCACGCGATTCGATGTAAGAATAAACACCTGTAGTTCCTGCTGGGTATTGTTTGAACATCGAGACTTTGTAACTGTCTGTGTTCAGAATAAGATTTTTTGTGAGTTTCATAATAAAGTTCCTTTATTTAAAATTGCCCGGAGTCTATCTCTAGGACTTGTATATAGTATAACATCTACACCATGTAGAGTCAACCAAATTTGACTAATGTTACATTGCCGCCTTCTAAGGCAATTCGTCCAGCAAACACTTCGATCATGTCAATAATAGTTTCCTGTTCGCCGCCGGCAAGTCCGCATCCAATGTAGGGCAGGCCGAACCGTTTGCCAGGAAAGGCAAAGGCTAGCTTTTCCAGTATCAAATGAAAGGCAATATACTCAAATACATCAGTGCCTTGGCTCATGTTGTATTGAGTATAGGCGTTGACAATCAGGAACTTGCCAGTGAATGCCGTTGTGTAGTTGCCCAACTTGTTGTAGTCGCCCTTTAGAGTCCCATAGTCAACCATATGAGCCATTGGATAACGCTCACGAATCTCACGGGCAATGCCACCGCCCATTGTGTTAAAGCAATTACAGCCTTGTACCACAATGTCAAACTCACCTGCTTCTGCCAAGTCGAGTAGGTTACCTTTAGCGTGTTTTAGTTTAGAAGCATTCATAGGAAAGTCAATTGGGTTATTGGTGTTTGTATAGTGTGGCAGATCAACACCGGCTTCACGGGCCAGTCTACGTTTTTCTGCTAATGTAATGCCTTTAAGGGTCATTCTTCAACTCCAAAATCTTCTTCTGGAGGCACATCAGTTTTCGGTGGTCGCCCAGTTTTTTTACCGGCTCCCCATGGGTTAACTGGGGCACCTTCTACCCTGCCACTTTTTCTATATTCGCCTTGTTGTATAACGCCGCCCTTGGCTAGAAATTCTGCCATAGCTGTATCTGATTCTGTTGTCAATTTATGCTCCTAAAAAATGTTGAATAATTTCGTAGTGGTCTTCAAAACATTCTTCACTACGTACTTCTGCGATTGGCACCCAACGTGCTTTGTCAGCATCGTCCTGTCCTTTTACTTTAGGTAGATCCCCATCGGCCAGCTGGATATGGAAGGCATGGGTAATGATCCGTCCACGTGGGCTACGATCAATAGCATCGAACACACGACTGCGGACAATATTGCCACGCAATACAGGAGCAGGGACTTTAATTCCGGTTTCTTCACGAAGTTCTCTAATTGCGGCATCTTCTACACTCTTGTCAGTATTTGCATTAACATAGCCTCCTGGCAGTGCCCAAAGGCCTCGACCTGGTTCAGCTCGACGACGGATCATTAGAACATGTCCGGACTGAATGACCACAGCATCAGCAGTACTAAAAATAGGAGGGTACGGTAGTGACGCATATTGTTTCTTGTAGTTGGCAACGAATTCACGTTCACGGATAATTTGTTCGTATTCTGGAGTTTCTTTAAACTGCATTAAGAAGTTGAACGTAGTTTCTGGAACCACGCCCTTAATGAAGCTCATGTTAACATCACGTTTAAAATACAAGTCGCGAATATTAACTGCACTCAGAAACTCAATAAGTTCAACGTCTTCATATCCCCATTGTGGAAACATGTCAAGATAGAATGAACTGTCATCTTTCTTGTGCCCAATGATGCCAACGCCTGCACCACCGAGTACACGATATTTGCTTACAATTCCCTGAATGCGAACTGCCCATGCTTGATCGTTGTAAATTGTGTCAATGTTTTCTTCAACGTAAATTTGCATAGCCAATCCGTTAGATGCGGCTTTGATCATACGCTCACGTTCAAAACTTGTAAATGGGTTTTTGTAAGTGCGTGGCTGTTTGCCCGAACCTGTAATAATTACCAACTGATCTGTTAGTGCTGTGGCTCGCTTGATAATCTCTAAGTGAGCATTGTGTAATGGTTGAAACCGTCCAATTAGGACGAGAGTATCGTATTTTTTTGACATACAAAAATCCTTTGTATAATGTACGCTCGGAGTCTATCTCTTTGCTGTAT